AAAAAAATACATTGTAGCAAGAGATCTTTTTATGTTGTCATTTTATCTAGGAGGAATGAATTTAATTGATATAATGAGTGCCAAGTTTGACGGGGACAAGGTAAGCTTTATAAGAATGAAAACAAGATTTAAAACAGAAACAGAGCAAACCTGCGTTCTTCCTATAATAGAACCGGCTAAAGATATTATAAATCAATGGATAAACAGAAGAACAAACAAACTCGATTTTGGTTATAAATTCTCTTATCACAATTTTTCAAGGTATGTATGCAGATCTTTATCTACATTAGCAGATAATTTAGGGATTAAAGAAAAAGTGGTATTTTATTCTGCAAGAAAATCATTTGCGCAATACGCATTCGATCTTGGAATACCTGACAGCATAATAGATTATTGTCTGGCACATTCTGACAATGGAAGAGGAGTAGTAAGATATTATACAAAAACTAGGTTTAAACAGGCAGAAATAGCAATAAACAGAGTTGCAGATTATATAAACAACCCAAGCAAATACAAAGAATATATTGAAATGAAAGCTGACATAATGCTAATGAAAATTTGAGCACAACGATATCACCCTTGCCAACACGACAAAGGGTATCAGTCTATAAATGAACCTCTCTATACGTTCCATCGCATCACAGCAAGTAAACGGCAGAAATACCAGTGAGGCACATCATCAGCCTGCTCAAGCAATATGTTCAACTTATCTTCTTCCATAAATAGTTTTTAAACATAAAAAAAGCGGTAAAACCCGTTGGGAATTACCGCTTAATGCTAAATAGTTACTTTATTTTGCGTTTTTGAATATTTAATTTTATCTTTGCGCCATGAAGATAGCCCTTGATACATTGAAAGGCTACGTTGACCGTAGCTCACTAGTGTAGATGTATGGGGGGTATCTTTTTTCGCACCTTTAGATTGCAGAACAAAACTACAATTCGAAAAAATTATTTATCAATCTTTTTCATTTCCTTTGCTGTCATTTTAAGAGCTTTTTTAATTATAGGCAATTCTTTTTCTTGTGGCAACTGTTCAGGTTTGCGCCCAGTATTTTGTTCTACTATATTTCGGACTTGTCTTCCAACAGTATAGTGTGTTTGTTCTAAATTAGCTTGTCCAGATATTTGTTTACTCTTTATAAGCTCTTCGGTTTGGGTAACACGGAATAGATTGGCAGCAAGTTCGGTACGGCTCATTCTGTCAAATAGCTTTCCTTTTTTAACGCCACGTTTCTTTTCAAGCTCCCACGATTCCATATTATACATACCCAGATAACCTGCATTTTGAAACTTTGCATAATCAGTAACATTTGCGGCTTTTGCTGTTGAAGCGAGAGATTTGTTTCCATCTGCAAGTTCTTCACGTATTAGCACGCGGTCTATTTCCTGATTGTTTTCAATGTATAATTCAAATTTTCGTGTTTGCTGTGCGAAATAAGCTTGCGCCAATGCTACTTCTGGCTTCTTTGGATCGCCATTCATAGCAGCAAGATAACACGCAAAACGTGTAAGTTTGAAGTCTTGGAACTCAACACCATTATTATTGCGTTTCACAGCTATTATATTTTCATAATGAGGAATGTTGAGCGAAACAAAAGCCTTTGTCGCGCGGTCAAGAACTTTACAAAATGCTTTCATATCATTATATCCAAGCATAACCATTACTTCTGAGCCCCACCAATAAACGATGCCGTTTTGGTTTTTAAAGTCTTCAAAAGAAAGAATCGCATTGTTGTTTTCTTGTTCCATTTCCATCTATAATTTAAAATTCGGCTCAAAGATAGAATAAAGTATTTGTTATTCCAATATATATCTATAATTAAGATATATAATTTTATTGGATTTATGTATATAATTTCACGACTATTTTGTAAAAACGGTAATTCCAACAAGTCAAAGAACGCTTCTGTTCGATTATTATTTTTCCAGTCCCTTTCTACAATGTTCACATAAGAACTTCTTGGCAACAGGGAACATTTTCTGTCCCACATATCCGCTAAGATACTGCGCTTCCTCACCATAGGGATCAATCCCGAAAGCCTTGGAGATATGCCGGCACAAATGACCTTTTTCGTGGTCCCACGAATTTTGAAACTCTTCGGGGGTAGAAGTCAAAGAGATAACCATTACCGTCTCTCTTCTCCTGTAGTCCGAATAGGTTAGACCGGTATTCATTCTGCCTTCGGTCAGATTGCGATACGCACGCTTGAGGGAATCCCCCCTGCATCCTATACGGTACAGGTCCATAATGATCCGATCCGCCCAATAGGTGTGTACCGCATAATACACTTTGACGTGCCAGTCCCCATATTTTGGTATGTAGAACTCCTGAACAATCATATCACATCCGACCAGATTACAGGAATCCCTTTACCTATACAGGTGGCAAAGAACTCGTCAAACGCCCTGCAAGGATCGCCATCAATATCATCAAGGTAGCATTTTATATGCTTGCACAAATGTGCCTCGTCAACCAATGATTTTTTATAGAAATCCGCTTTCAGCATGTTTGCGACATAAGCAACGTCATAACCCTTGTCGTGCTCGATGGTAATTCCGTTCGCTTTCAGCATATCGTCCACTTCGTCTTTGCTCCACGGCTCCAACTTTTTTTCTTTACCCGTGGTCTCGTCTTTCACTTTCATTTTTGAGACGGCCCATTCATAAAGTTTCTTGCTGAAATGAAAGCCGTATGCTTCCAGATATTCCCTCATGCCAGATGGGAATCTGCTGTATGTATCCAATCTCTGTTCCATAACCTTTGTTTAAAAAGAGGGGCATTCCACCCCTCCACCATTAATAAAACTCACCGTTGGCGCGTCTGCGTCTGCGTTCTCCCATGTCATCCATGCGGGGATATTCAGGGAAATAGCCGGGATATCTGCGTTCTCCCATACCTGATCCTGAATAATTTCTTCCGCCATCACGGAAGCCCATGTCTCCATGAATCTCTCTCATGGCCTTTTCGTAACCGTGGCGGCAGCCTTCCTTGTAGGCTTCTTCCACCTCGTCACCTCTCATACCGAAGCTGCGTCCGTAATCGTCACGCCCTTCTTCTAATATTTCCCACATTCCCATAATCATTTCTTTGTTTTGGATGTTTCAACCACTCCGAGCTGTTCCATAAGCCGTTTGTTCAATTCCATAAGGTCAGACATGTTCTTGCTCATTTCCGCCATTTGCCCTTTCAGAGAGGATATTTCCTGCTCCTGACGTTGTTTCTCGGCAAATTCAGGGTTCAAGAGCGTAAGCATCTTGTCACACCCTGCAATGACGGAATTGTGAAAATCCATGCTGTTGATGATGTCTATGCTTTTCTGTTTCATAGAAGCGACCTCGTTATTCATCGCATCACGTGAGCATGACACTACGATATTGCCGTTCTGTCCGAAGTCGGCTATATCCATGCCGGCAGGAAGATTTTGGAAAGTCGTGTTCTGCCCGTTGATACAGACAACAACATCCACAACCATTTCCATTTGGGGCAACTGTCCCATAGGGGATGCCATAGGATATTTCGGCTTGGGAGCGGAAACGCTGACTACCGGGCCGTATTCGATAAACGGGTTAGCATCCTTATGAAGTATATATAACTGGTTATTGGTACGAAGTGATTGAAACATATTGGTTTAATTTTAAAGGAGTGTGGCTATTTCCATTTGGGAAACCACCACAAAACTCCATGTTAATTATTACTTGCTCCGTAAAGAAGCGGTCTCTGCTGTAGAAGCCGGCGCCGTTGTCGGTCTGTATCCTCCATTAACAAGATACAATTCATTGGTATACTTGTTGTAGTGAATCTCATAGATACCGGTTCCAGCCAAGTTTGCAACAGTCACAGGCTCATTGTTATAAGCCATTAACGGTCTTGTATCCCCGTTGGTCCCTATCAGTATCGGAAGGGTTGCAGTCGTACCGGCAGGGATCGCCTGACGAAGATTGACATAGAACCCTCCGACATAATCCCTGTTGCGGAACGCATGGTTAGGAAGCTCCAAAGTCACATTCTCAGTACCGACTGTTACAGCCACCGTAGGAAGAGTGTTGTAATTCACTCTGCCAAGGGAGGGAAACGGGAACGGAAATCCTGTAAAAAAGTTAGGCCACATATCTACCTCCTTTCTCACCGGATTAACCCCAGTAGTTATTGCAACCGAATCCACTGCGTGCGTAAACTGAATCTCCCATGTATGCACCATAGGCGGCAGCACGAGCTACTTCAGGGTTAAATACTTGCAACTGCGGATACGGCACTGCTACTGTAGGCGGCATTGAACAGCGGATTTTATCCACCTCTCCCTGCAGTGTTTGTAGACTTGCTACTATTGGAGCAATTTGTTGCGTTACGTTTCCAAGAATAGTCGCATTCTGATTACGCTGTGAAATTTCACCTTTCAAAGTAGAGATTTCAGCGTCTTTAGCAGCCAACGCTTCTTGCTGGCGACGCGCCTCTGCCGCATCCATTTTTGCTACAAGTGCTTGGAAACCTTCACGGTAAGCGTCCGCCAAAGAACGCGTGTTCCCTTCCATTGTGCGTGTAAGCGTATTCATGTTTTCGCAGCTTGCTAAGCGGCTTTCATACCCCTGACGCTCAATTGCTGTCTGATTTTTGCAGCAGCAATCTGCCAACTGGGTTGCAATAGCGGAATTGCCCTGCATGATTGCTGTAATGATACTGTTGGTGTTCTGGCCCATTTGGTTGCCGAGACCGCAGATAGCCTGTGATACAGAGTTAATACCGGCAAGGATTTGGTCTGATGATGTGTTCACAGCTTGTGCTAATGCTGCAATGTCGACACCGTTTCGGTTAAGTGTCTGCATGATCATTTCTCTTCCTTCGTTCGCTCCTTGGTTGTTGTTGCCACCAAATCCGAAGTTCCCGTTACCGAAGATGGCTGCAATCACAATCAATGCGATGATGTCCTGAAAACCGCCATTGTTTCCGAAGAAACCTCCGTTTCCGTTTCCTCCCATCAGCCCCATCAGATAGCCAGTGTCAATTCCACGGTTCTGCAAGGACGGAAGAATGGACGCAAGCAGGCCATTGTTTGCGCCGGTTCCACCGTCTTGGTTAAAAACATAAGTTCGTTCCATAAGTATTTGTATTTTGCATCCGGTCAAAATCGACCGTGCACAAAAGTATATAGATCATAACTCATGGAAAATCAGTTGTTTCCCAACAAATTCTTTATATCGTCCCAATATATTATCATCATTTTCCCACTCTCCATTCTCTCATGGAAATTGGATATCATGTAGTTGACAGCACGTTTGGTCTTATGGATATGAGCGGCTATTTGTGAAGGGTACATACCGCTTTCGAAAAGAAAAAATACAAGAAGATACCGGGCATCCACTGTTTCCATATTCTTATCAGATGATAATATTTGGTCTACAGACACTTCTGTTTCTTTTGAAACAATATTAATTATTTTGGCAAAGATTTCTGACTTGCACATGTTTTTTCTAATTTTTTATTCTTATCTTTGCCATGCCACATAAAACAAGATATATCGATGAACAAAGCATAAGACATTTTGTTGAAGATATTTAGCCTCCAACGTGCAGTGTCTTATGCTTTTATCATGTTTTTATGTGGCAATATTAATATGAGCGTTGGGGGCTTTTTTTTGATTCTAAGCCCCTGAAAGAATTACTTTTGTTAAATGAGTTTTTTCTATTATGTGCCACGCTTCTACCTGTGGCATTTTGGTTACTATTTCATCTTGCACCTCCCTTCTTCTTTACCAGCCAAATGACTACGATTAATAATATTAATATAATACCTATTGAAAACTCTCCTAGTTCTAATTTCGTCTTCTGCCACCATGTTAATTCCTTCTCCACAGGGTAGGGGACTTGCACGGAATCGTTCTTCGTTATAAACAGTGTATCGGTAATGTGCTTGTATCTGTACACAAGCTTGTACCGTATTGTGGTGAGCGTGTCGCCCTTCTCCTTTATAAGGATGGAATCTTGTACATATACGCTATCAATCCGCACATTACTCATAAATACACTGTCAGTCCTTATAGTTTCTACTGGGACATACCTTATGCTCCGGCATGATCCAAACAGCAATAGCAATGCTATCCCTACCACAATCCATATATAGACTCTCTGTTTCATCCCTCAAATTTTATATCATTTATACGGTTCATCCAGCCCCGTTTGAACTTGTTGTTTGCTGGGCGTTTCCGGCATATATCCTCGATGAAATCAAACCGTGCAATCTTGATCTGGTCAAACAATTCACGGGGATTACGGGAATTTACTGCGGCGAGTGTCTTAGGTCCGACAATGCCATCAGGAATCACACCAACCAAATCCTGCGGTATTTTGATACCGTGCACTCCGCTTGCCCAGACCCAATCGACAAGGATATCAGCTATGGATTGGGATTTAATTTCGTCAGCTTTCCACCTGTCCCAATACATGGTTTTCAAAATCTCCGTCCATTCCTCTTTCGTGATGTTTTTCAA